AATTGAATTTGTGTTTGTTTCAATCTTTGGAATAGAACCTAACACTAAAGGAAGTTGTGAATTCTTTCCATCTAGAAATATACCAAAAACTTGTGCTCTTATTTTTAATTGTGAATTTGCACCTTGACCTGAACTGCCGTCTTCGGTCACTGGTATACCAACCTGTGCCCATGGCAAATCATCATCAGGAATATCTTCAACATTGTCTGTATGAATTCCGATGATTCTTACTTTTACTCTATCAAGTTTTAAAGGATCTGAGTTGTTAACCACATATCCTATAAACCATCTAGTTTCATCGCCGTAATAGTTTACCATTATAATTCAGCCTCCACACCTAATGACGCAACTCTTCCACACATCAACTCAGTTGATACGCCTTCATCTGAAAAAACATGTTTTGCTGTCATTATAAGATAATCTCCAGATTTTTTCAAATCAAACTTTGCATTTTGATCATCTAAATAAGGATTTGTGTCTAAGAATCTAAGTCTTATAGTTTTACCAACAGTATAGTTTGCATCCCCAGTAACAAATTCTCTTCCTCTTACTGTTATGACTAATGGTGATTTAACTAAAAATTCTTTTAATGAATCTCTATTAATCTTTTTAGTTTGACCACCTACTGTTTTTTCATCTTGATAACTTTTAAATGTTGTTCCTATTGTGTCATAAGCTCCAGATGAAGCAATTTGTGATATAACTTTTGAATTATGTTGACCAATCTTTTTATCTTTTATTTTAAATTCTGGAGAATGATTATATCTAGAATTTTCACCACCAAGAGCGTTCTTAGTTATCAATGTTTTAAAGATATTATCAACATCAAAATCAACGTTTGTAGGTATGCCTCTGAATGTATCATGAAAAATATACTTTGCGCCTACATGACCATTTCTCATAATCTTTAATAAATTTTCTTGAGATTCATATCTGTATCTTTGTATCAAATATCTTTTTATAGATTCACCTCCTCCATCACCAGCACTAGGTGCATATATGTAAGGCTGTTCAGCATTTATAGGTAGTTGAGTCAACATTTTTTCTAAATCTTTTAATATTAAATTATCTACACCAAGAGCTGAAAAGAAAAAGAAAGGAAGACCATCACTAGTAGTAGCTCTTTTATTCAACCATGCACCTGCTTCTAAAGGATTTAAATTTGGAATTATAACTTTCATACCTTTCACATCATCAACTCCTTCAATCAGTACTTTTTTATTTAAGAAGTTTTCCATAATTGTTTTTATAATTGATGTTGGAGAACCACTATAAGACTTACTAATATTTTGACCTGACGAATCAAACACATGATATTCTATTAGGTGTAACATAACAAATTCTGTTCTTTCATCAACCTTTATTACGTTTTCAATCTTGTCAATTAAAAACTCTTTAGTAATAGTATTAGCAGATACTGTTTCTTCTAAGTGTTGAATAGTAAGAGTTAGTTTTTCACCGCCTTGAAAATCCATGTCTTGTAGTATATTCTCTTCTTCTTTAAAAGATAACTTACCAGTTAGATACGGTTTTTCAATGTGCTCATATATTATAAATTCTGAAACTAGAGTTCTTATATCAACTTCTGTATCATTTCGAGTTGACGATATAACAGCTTCGACGATTAAATAATCGGTACTTGATTGCGCAGATAATTCCATTTAACCCCTTAGCGACTTTTTAAAGCTTGTCACTATTCCATTAATTAAATCTGGTTTAATAACTTTAATTTGTTTTAAATCTTCATTTACACCATAATATACATCTTGATGCGTTTTACCAGTTAATAAAGCACCAGGACCTACCGTAGGATCAATATCAACTATAGCTCCATCGCCATCTACGTAATGACTTTCTGATAAATATTCTCTTTCTGCCGATACACCAACAAGAGTTTCTAAGACACCAGATGAATTAGTGGAAGTAAAAGTTTCTCCTCCACTTGTAAAAGATACGTTTCCTTCTACAATGATTTGCCCTAAATCTAAATTTCTTCTTATTACTTTACCGCTTAAACCTGAAGTGTTGCCTGTTATTGTTTGACCTATCTTAAACTTATTAGCTAAATCACCATCTCTTGTGTTTACAGTAGTGTTCGGAAAAGATTTTTGTATATAAGTAATTAGTTCTTGATTAGGTAAAGGCCAACCTTGTTCTCTCAAATTATCATTTAAGAGATAAAAAGTCCAGTAATGCAATGGTGTGTCATATAACTGTATTGATACTTGATCGGGTCTAAATCCCTCTTGTATTGTATGCAAATTTAAAAAAGTGATATTATTACTAATTTGGTCTATTATATCGGCATATAACGATATGTTTTGAAATGCAACAGGATCAGGTTCATCACCAAAGTTGTAACTGATATTTGCAAAGTTAGTAAAATATAGCATTAGAATCCTCTCTGAACGTCAAGTGATTTAAGAGTTTCATGTTCAACAAACGCCATTGAAATATCTATTTCGTTTGGTTGACCATCGGTTCTAAATCCACCACCTGTAGGATTGATTGTTGCGTTAAAACTTCTTAAGTAACAAGGTTTTATCTTAGGTAAGTTTCTGTTTCTTCTCCCTTGAAACTTAAATATTATTTTAAATGCATTCGGAAAATGATAACCTATATCTGCAGAAGCAGAACCAAAGTTTACTGGAAATCCTTTTGGATATAACTCTTTTCGAAAATGCTTAATTATTTTTTGTACAGCTCTTGCTTCTTCTGGAGAAGTTGCTATAAGTTTAAATTGAAATTGAAACTCACGTATATTGACTCCTCTAAATATAGCTCTTACATTAGGATTAACAATAAATCGATTCGCTAAAACCGCAGCATTTCGAAATGCAGATGAAGGATTAAATCTATTGTTGACTTTAGCCACAGCTAATTTAAGAGAGTCAACGGCACCTTCAGATAAGTTATTAACACCTCCTCCATCACCTTTTATTACATCTAGTAAAGCTTTTCCTTCACCCATAAGTGCTCTACCAGCCGCAGCAAAACCGCTAGCGCCGCCTTCCATTCCAGCTAAAGTTGCAGCACCTATCGTTCCTAACTCGGCGTTGGTATCATAAGCAACGTTGTCAACAAAAGACATACTCGGAGGAAAGTACATTGTAACTGTTGGTTCACCTTTCTTAGGAAAAAAACTTGTGCCGGCTCTTACTGTTGAAGAAGATTTTTTAGCAGTTGCAGCTTCAACTTCAGAATCCTTTTTAGCTGCAAAGTTCAATGCTGCAGCATCATCAGCAAAGGCAGCAGTTCCAGAAACGTTCGATCTTTCTGCAGTATCTACTGAAACTGTGACAGGATTTAGATCTACGCCAATATCAGATCCACCGCCTCCTACGAGACTAGTGGAGTTTCTATCACCACGGCCAGAGCCTGAACCAAAATCATCAACTAAGCCTAAGCCCGCAGCTTGATTTCTAGCATCATCAGCTTCTTTTAATCTGGCTTGTTTAAGATTATCTTCTTGTTGTTTCATATGAGACTTTTGACTTTTACCAGATTCAGGTGTGGTATACTCTAAAGTTTGAAATGATACAGTTGCAGCATAAGCAGGATTACCAGATACATCTAATGGATATTCTAATGTGCTGCCACCAACACCAAAGTTTTGAAACAAGGCACCTAGTAACGATTGACCAGCTTCTGCAAATTCTTCGAGTGCACCTTCAACGTTACTAAAGTTTTTTATCGGATTTTTTAATCCGCCTCCGCCTTTAAGCGTTTCTCCTAAAGGTCCAGCTTTATCGAATATTTCCATGTGTAATCCTTATAGATAATATTAAAGTATTATTTCTTTATTTATAACGGTTATCATGGTTTATTCTGGTCTTTACAAAGCGAAAAACACAGTCAAGTACAAAGGTGACCACACCAATATAGTATACAGATCTTTATGGGAAAAGGCTGTATTTCAATGGTGTGATAAGAATGATAAAGTAAAGAGCTGGAGCTCAGAAGAAATAATAGTTCCATATTACTATGACGTCGATAGAAAATATCATAAGTATTATGTTGATATGAAAATTGTGTTTGAAGATAAGACGCTGCTAGTTGAAATTAAACCTGAAAAAGAAACAGTACCGCCAACTGGTCCTAAAAAAACTAAAAGATATATTACAGAAGGCTTGACATATGTTAAGAATATGAATAAATGGGAAGCTGCAGACAATTATGCAAAAGATAGAGGATGGGAGTTTCAGGTGTGGACAGAAAAAACTTTACAAGAAATGAAACTTTTAACTAAGCCTGTTCCAGGTAAACTTAAGAAATATAAACCACTACCATCATATCGTAAAAAGCGTAAGAAAAGATATAAATAGATATTATGAGTAACTTATTTCAAAGATTAGAACTTGAAGCTTTTCGAAAAGGTATTACACCTCGAACACAAGAATCTCGAGACTGGTTTCGTCGTCGTGTACAAAGACTCACAAGAGTGAATCGTGAAGCATTAATGAGAGAAGATGAAATCAATAAAGTAAGTAGTCCTTTACTTGGTAGTATGATGATGTTCTTTTATGATCCTAAGCTTAAAGACAAGCTTCCATACTACGACACCTTTCCATTGGTTATACCAGTCGAAAAAGCTGAAGGTGGATTTAAGGGTTTAAATTTACATTACATTCCTCCAGTTTTAAGAGCAAAGTTTTTGGATAGTTTACTTGATGTAGTTAATAATAAAAAATATGATGAGTCAACGCGATTTACTTTAACATATAGATTACTTAAGGGTGCAGCAAGGTTTAGATATTTTCAACCGTGTTTTAAACATTATCTTTTAGATCACGTTAAATCTAGATTTGCTCAAGTACCAGCACCTGAATGGGAGATAGCTACATTCTTACCAACAGCGAGTTGGAAGAAAGCTTCTGCTGGAAGAGTATATTCAGATTCAAGGAAGATATCAAATGGCTAGTAGTGTAGATGAATTAAAAGCTTTAGCTAACACAAAATTAGGATTTGCTCGAGCAAACAGATTCTTAGTCACACTTCCAACAAACTTTGGTGGAGGCGGTGGTCTACTACAAGGTATAATTGGATTATTAACTGGTGGAGGTGGTGGAGCATCTGCAAGAGAATTAAATATTCTTTGCTCGAATGCAACTATGCCTGGCAAAATTACACTAACTAATGACAGAAGAATAGGAATGGAATTTCAAAAAGTAGCTTATGGATATGCTGTTGATGATGTTTCAATGACTTTTTATCTCATGAATGATTATGGTATAAGAGAATATTTTGATGCTTGGCAAAATACTGCAATACCAGAAGCTGGAAGAAAAGCTTTTACTAGTAACTATAAAAGTCAGTACGCTAAGTCCGTAACTATACACCAACTAAGACAACCGTTAAAAGGATTTTCAAAACAAGTTGGACCTGTCAGATTTAATGCTGGACTCGGCGGAGGAACTGTATATTCAGTAGAATTATTAGATGCATTTCCAATAGCATTAAGTGCTATTGAACTAAATAACGAACTAGATGGATTGGTTCAACTTACAGTAACCTTTGCATACACAAACTGGGCGCGTTCAAGTAACACGCAAGGATTTATTAACATGGATATTAATACACCTCTTGGTGGAATTGATATATTATAGGAGTGAAATGAAATGGCTTTACCAAGGCTAAAAAATGATATACCAAAATATGACTTAACGATACCTTCGACAGGAGCTACTGTTAAGTTTAGACCTTTTCTTGTAAAAGAGCAAAAGGTTTTATTAATGGCTTTTGAATCAAAGGATAATAAACAAATACTAAATTCAATGCTTGATTGTTTATCAAGCTGTATTCCGGAAGTTGATATGAATGATCTTGCAACATTTGATGTTGATTATATGTTTACTCAAGTGAGATCAAAATCAGTAGGTGAAACTTCCACTATAATGCATGCTTGTAAAGAATGTAACGAAGAGAATGAAGTTAAAATACAACTTGATCAAATTAAAGTACAAATGAGCGATAGTTGGAAAAAAGTTGTTGATGTTGAAATTGATAACAATATTATTATTGAACTTAAATATCCAAGTTATAAAGATATGTCATATATTAAAACTGATGATAATGCATCTGATACTGAAGTAATGATGGACACAATCACAGCATGTATGAAAGCAGTAAAAACTGAAGATGAATATTTGTTGATAAAAGATGAACCAAAAGAAGAAGTTGAAAAGTTTGTGAATTCTTTAACTAATCAACAGCTTGAAAAAATAACTAGTTTTGCATCTGATGCACCAAAAATGACGCATACAGAAATTTATAATTGTAAAAAATGTAGTACAGAAAATAAAGTTGAATTAAGTGGGTTACAAGATTTTTTTTAGTTAACCTCTCTCATGAAACGTTGATGAATTATTTTCAAACGAATTTTTTAATGATGCAACATTTCAACTATTCATTAACAGAATTAGAAGGAATGTTACCGTGGGAGAGAGAGGTTTATTTAATATTACTAAACGAGCACTTAGAAGAAAAAGCTCGACAGGAACAAGCAATAGGTAAGTAAATGGCAACTTTAGCAGAAATAAATCAAACTCTAATTAGGGTTGATGAAAACACTGAAGATACAAGTAGAGGTATCGGAACTTTTGTTAAATTTTTACAAGATAACAAAAGGAAAGATCTTGAAGCTGCAAGAGAATCAAACAAAGTTGTAGTTCCAGATATACAACCTAAAGTTTCAGATACCGATACAGGTAGAAAATCAGGCGGATTATTTGATGGCTTGAGAAATGCTTTAGCTGGTGCTTCACTTGCAAGTTTAGCCCCTATGATAGGTAAAAAACTAGTAACAAGAGTATTAGGACCTGCCGCTATAGCGTTGTTTGCCGATGAAATAGTTGATTTTCTATTACCTGATGGTTTTGAAAATGAAGCAATAAAGGAAGCATTATCTGGAGCTTTAACAGGTGGTGCCATAGGTTTCGCTATAGGTGGTCCATTAGGTGGAGCTATTGGTGCTGGTCTCGGTGCTCTTTTCAAAAATGAAAAGTTTAAAAATTCTATGAAAGAGTTAAGTGAAACTTTAAAAGAGCAAGGGAAAGTACTTTATGAAAAACTGGAACCTACTATAATAAATTTTAAAAATGCATTTGTAGATTTTTTTAATGCTTTAGGAATAACGAAAGAAGGAGTCACTGAAGGATTAGCAAAGTTTTTAAAAACAGTAGGTGATACCGCAGCTGCAGGTGTTAAACAATTAACGAGATTAGTAAAAGGTGATATTGACACAGAAAGTATATTAGGTGGTATTGGTACATTAGCTGCAGTTGCCGCAATACTTTTACCCGGTCCATTTATGAAATTAATGATAGGATTAGCTGCTTTAGCAAAAGGACCCGGAAAATTTCTACTCAAACTTGCAAAGAGTCCCTTAAAATTTCTTGCACCTGCATTAGGAATATTTGGCCTAGGTTCTTTAGCAACTGATACAAAACTAGATGCTGATGATGGAAAAGGTAAACAACAACCAAAACCCGGATCAGTTGTTAAATCTGCAAAAGGTAACCTTATGATTGCAGGCCCTGATGGTAAAGCCACAGCAACAAAAGCACCTCCCGGTTCTAAAGTAGGTGATGTTCCAAAACAACCAAAAGTGCCGAGTAAATTTGGTAGATTTATGAAGTTCTTAAGATTCCCAGGCATAGCACAACTTATGGCTGCTACCGATGCATTTATTATTTTATCTTCTGATTTACCACTAAACGAAAAGATAAAAAGAATGGGCGGTGTATTTGGTGGATTATTAGGTAGTGGCGGAGGAGCTTTACTTGGTGGCGCTATAGGTTCTATAATTCCTGGACCGGGTACTGCACTAGGCGCATTAATGGGTGGTGTAGGTGGTTATATAGCTGGAGATTATCTTGGAAATAAATTAGCAGAAATGTTGTTAGGTGATCAAAAACCTAGTGTAAAACCAGCTGGTAGTGATGAAATGAGAATGGGTAGAGGTGGACCTACTCAAACTATAAAAAAACCAGCAATAACTTCAGGTGAAGCTATAAAAGACACTGTAAATAGAGGAATGAGTCCAGGCGCTATGGGCGGATCGAATATAGCATTTTCAGCTGATACCAATCAAACAATAAACAATACAAGTAACACAAATGCTTTAATATCAAGTGGTCCTGCAGTTGACCTACAGGACCAGATGCTTGGATGGAATGTTGGCTAATCTTGCTTTGCGAGTTTAGAGAAATAAGATAAAGTATCCTCATCATCGCTACTCATATCTTCAGCAGTGACTGGCTCAACGGCCGGCTCAGGATTATTTAATTTAATTTCTTCTTTCATTGTATAGGCACCAGCAGTAGCTTGTTCACCTAACACTCTCATAAGTTTTGCTTTAAGCTCATCATATGATTTATAGTTTTTAGGATTAGTAAATTCTGATAAATCATGCAACTTGCCATAGACTTCTTCTAACTTAGCTTCATCACCGTTTAATAACGAGGCTGCAGAAGAGAATTCTGATTTATCATAGTTTCTATAACCTTCAACATTTCTGATCTTAAGTTTAAAATCAGCACCTTCCCAAAAATCAAATGGGTCAATTGGTGTTTCATCGGCAAAT